TAGGCCCCAGTTCTAATCAGCCTCGTCCGCCGTGCCATGCCCCAGCTTATTGCTTATGATGTCTGCGGTGTTCAGCCAATGACCCAGCCAACCGGTCTAATCTTCGCCATGAAGAGCCGCTACACCAGCCAAAACGGCACTGAAGCTCTCTTCAACGAAGCCGATACCGACTTCTCTGGTACTGGTACCCACTCAGGTTCAAACTGGACCTCTGGCACCGACACCACTGGTACTGGTATGACTACAGCCGCCGGTGAAGCTCTTGGTACTGATGGCTCACCAGCCTTCGGCCAGATGGCTGTTTCAATCGAGAAGACCTCAGTTGTTGCTAAGACTCGTGCTCTAAAGGCCGAGTACTCAGTTGAACTCGCTCAAGACCTTAAGGCAGTTCATGGTCTTGACGCTGAAGCTGAACTAAGCAACATCCTTTCAGCCGAAATTCTAGCTGAAATCAACCGTGAAGTCATCCGTACCATCTATCGTACTGCTAAGCCTGGTGCTCAAGTTGGTACTGCTAATGCTGGTACTTTTGACCTTGACGTTGATGCCAATGGCCGCTGGTCAGTTGAGAAGTACAAGGGTCTAATGTTCCAAATCGAACGTGAAGCCAACGCGATTGCTCAGCAAACCCGTCGTGGTCGCGGTAACTTCATCCTCTGCTCTTCAGACGTTGCTTCAGCTCTAGCCATGGCCGGTGTTCTCGACTATGCTCCAGCTCTATCAACCGCTCTGAACGTGGATGAGGCTTCAACCACTTTCGCTGGTGTTCTAAATGGTCGCTACAAGGTCTTCATTGACCCATATGCCGCTAACCAGTCAGCCACTCAGTTCTTCATGGTCGGCTACAAGGGTGCTTCACCATTCGACGCTGGTCTGTTCTACTGCCCATATGTTCCACTCCAGATGGTTCGTGCTGTTGATCCTAACAGCTTCCAACCAAAGATTGGTTTCAAGACCCGCTACGGTATGGTTGCGAATCCTTTCGTCGATCTTGACGATGGTTCAGGCAGCCAGGGCGATCTAACAGCTGATAAGAACTACTACTACAAGAAAGTCCGTGTAATTAATCTATAATTTCTAATCCAATTTAGAAATTGAAAAAGGGACTCTTCGGAGTCCCTTTTTGTTATGAGAAATTCATTAAATAATAAATAAAAATGTAGGTCACGGAGTCGCCACTCCCACCTACTCTAGACATTCCATTAATAATCAGGAGACTATCATGTCCAGCGAAACTATTTATAGTATCTATCTTATCACAAATCTAGTCAATAACAAAACCTATATCGGCTGGACTTCCCGTGATCCATATAAAAGATTCAAAGAACACCAGAGTACCCGCACCCCAAAAACACAGGCTAGATCCGCCATCTCATGTGCTATTGAAAAGTATGGTGTTGAAAATTTTGAATTCTCCGTTATCTATCAATCAAAAGACTATGATCACTGTCGACAGATAGAGACACATTTTATCGCCGAACATAGAAGCCACGTCGAACAATGGGGCTACAATAAGGATCTCGGTGGAACAGGTCACAAAAGATCAGCCGAAACGATCGAGAAACACCGACAAAAATTAAAAGGTCGAAAACAATCTGAAGAACACAAGAAAAAGAAAGGTGATGCTATTCGCGGTGAAAAGAATGGTATGTATGGAAAACATTTAACCGAAAAGCAAAATTTTGCCCTTCAGGATGGCGCAAGATTAAAGGCTTTAGCTTATAAAGAATTGAATCTTATTCACAGAGAAAAATTGACAAACGAGCAACGAATTGAAGTTAGAAAAGTAATGGATAGAATTAAATCAGAAGAATCGCAAAATAAACAATAGCTTGTAATTTAGAAATTGAAAAAGGGACTCTTCGGAGTCCCTTTTTTGTTATGAGAAATTCAACAAATAATAAATAAAAATGTAGGTCACGGAGCGCCAACTCCCACCTACTCTAGACATTCCATTAATAATCAGGAGACTATCATGTCCAGCGAAACTATTTATCACCCCACTTCATGTACATCAGTCGCAGAATATGATATAATTGATCATATTCCTAATTCAAGTGCGACTATGAAATCCGAAGAAAAAACTCTAAAACAGCGGTTGATAGAGTATAAAGAAAAAAATCCAACTGATAAAGTTATCAAGGATAAGAAACTTTTACAAGAAGTTCTTGACTATCCAATTGATCTTCCGGTCAAACAAAAAATCTGCGCAATTATTCTAGATTATACCGAAGTGCCCTTATGTGAATGTGGCAATCATCTAAAGTGGAGTAATAAGCGAAAACCACCAATGAAGCATGGGACCGTTTATGGTGGTTGGCGAGAATTCTGTTCTTTACTTTGTATGCAGAAATCTCCTACAACAGTCAATAAGCGTCAACAAACTAACAAAATTCTTTATAATGCCGGATCGTGGGCTCAGAGCGAAGAGGGACGCAGGATCATCTCAGAAAAACTTCTTAATCGCTCTGATGAAGAAAAACAACTAGCAAATGAAAAATCGCAAGCAACTAATTTTGAGCGGTATGGCGTGACGCATTATTCAAAGACACAAGAATATTTGGAGCGGCGCACGGCAACAGTACTGGAGCAGACAGGCGGACTTTATACAAACTGGTTCCAAGATGTGAATAGAATTAAAGAAAGCAATCTTAAAGCGTATGGAGTGGATCATTATAACAAGACCGCTGAGGGTAGAAGAAGACTAAGTGTTAATAATGGGATGAAGCGTCAGGAGATTGCCTGGAAATCACTGGTTAATCGAATGTTAAAGCGTTACAAGAATCATCCATTCGCAACAGCCCTACTCACGCGCGACGAGGGTATAATTAGGGCCTATATCGATTCGACAATGGCTGATAACGGGTTTGTCCATCGCCAGGAATTAGCGAGACATTTAAGCATTAGTTACTCATATCTAAATAATGTGATGCGTAGGTTCAATATGCGCGATATGTACTTGAATCATGGCAAGGGGAAATCGTATAAGGAAAAAGAAGTTTATGATTTCGTTGTATCACTTGGTGTGAAAGCTATTAATTCCGATCGAACTCTATTGAATGGATTTGAGATCGATATAGTTTGTTCAGATCAGAAACTTGGTATTGAATTCGACGGAATGTACTATCACTCAGTTTTGAACGGAAAGGATCGAGATTATCACGTCGATAAGACAAACAAGATGGAAGAGTTGGGTTATCAGTTGCTACATATCTTCGAAAGCGAATGGGATGACCCAGTCAAACAAGACATCTGGAAATCGATCATCAGGGCGAAACTTGGAATTCATGATCATCGAGTCTATGCGAGAAAATGCTCACTGGTCCAGGTTGACTCTAAAATTGCAAGACAATTCTTTACCGAGAATCATCTTGCCGGATTCATTCCTGCTAAGCATTACTATGGATTACAATACAATGATCAAATTGTCTCGATGATTTCATTTGGGCCATCTAGGTTCGCTAAAAATGAGAACGAGATCTATCGTTTTGCATCATCCAAGGGTTATTCGGTGATTGGGGCATTTGGTAAATTTGTTTCCAATCTAAAACTACACGATTATGTTTCATTTGCTGATCGACGTTTTTCTGGCCCAGATTGTGTCTATAGTAAGTTCTTTTCACAAAGAAAAGTTTTACCGCCAACATGGCATGGTATGGAAGTTGGTAGTTACGATCCAAAACACAGGTTGAATTTCACTAAACAAAAATTAATGGCCGCAATACCAAATTATGATGAATCCAGATCTGCGATTGATAATATGTTAGATAACGGATACGACATGATCTATGATTGTGGAAACTGGAAATTCTTTAATTAAACATTAAAAATTGAAAAGGGGCTCTTCGGAGTCCTTTTTTTTCCCATATGAAATTGGTGATGTAAATAGACAATCCCTTTATAATTTCACCCATACAAACACGTGATGATAACCTTCAAAGAATTCATGCATATCAAGCGGCAAGCATCCCGGGTCATACATGAGACGCCTGAGATCGACAATTCAATCAACGTTGATTCATTTCATCATGACTCGATGGCGCTCTATAGATTAAAACAGAGCCATTCTTCAGCAACACATCTTGGTGATTCGTATTATCATCAGGGGTCTGCTGATGATTCACATTTCTACCATCTTGATGCCAATGGTGATATTGATGCCAGATCAAACCTCATGGATGGCATTCAAGTCGTACTAAAGAAAAGATCCGACGTATCATCCGATGTACCCCGCACTCTATTGAAACATGCCCTTGATCACCACGGTCGGATTGAATCTGATGCTGTTCATACCAAAGGCTCAAAGAAGTTCTGGCAGTCTTTACCGACACATTTTCCTAATGCAAAATTCAAACTAAAGAATATCGAATCGGGTAAAGAGGCCGATATCAATCCGACTGATTTAAAACAAAACGAAAACAAAATTTGGAACTCAAGACTCTCTAGAAATTTGGCAATTGTGATAGAGAAATGAAACTGATTAACATTGAGAAAATTATAACAGAGAAATATCTCCATCGACTAACTGTCGATATCGATATATCTGATTATATTGAGTCAAATCGATGGTTTGGGATTGAAAAAGACCTAGAACTTGATTATATCGAATGGCTATTGATTGATTGCAAAACTACAAAACCGTTCACG